ATGTCGATGCAGACGGCGGATACAGCGCTCAGACGGGAACTGGCGCTGCGTCGCCGTCTGCGCGATCTGACAGCAAGGGAAAGCCTTCCGGAGTTTGCCCGGCTGGTCATGGCGGAACAGAATCTGCACCCGGCGGCGCATCATCATCTGCTGTTGAAAGAATTGCAGGCGGTGGCGCATGGAACCGTTGATCGTCTGTTGATCACCATGCCGCCCGGATCGGCAAAATCGACGTATGCCAGCCGCATTTTTCCCGCGTGGTTGATGGCTCTGCAATCCGGAATTCGTATCATTGGTGCGTCACACACGGCTGATCTGGCTGATCATGTCAGCCGTGGGGTACAGTCCTGTCTGCGTGATTACGCCCCTGTTCTCGGCACCGGATTGCGGCGGGAAAATGCGCGGGACTGGGAGGCGGCAAACGGCTCGGCCTATAAGGCGGTTGGTATTGGCGGCCCGATTGCCGGGCGGCGTGCCGATGTGGCAATCATTGATGATCCTGTCAAATCAAGGGCTGATGCCGATAGTCGTGCCTGCCGGGAGCGTGTGTGGAACTGGTTCGGGGCCGATCTGCGCACGCGCATGAAACCGGGTGGCCGCATCGTGGTGATCATGACGCGCTGGCATGAGGATGATCTGGGCGGCCGTCTGCTGCTGCGTCAGGGATCGTCATGGCGGCGCGTCAATCTGCCCGCGCAGGCCGAGGATAATGATCCGCTGGGTCGCGCACCGGGAGAATGGCTGTGGGGAGATGATTCCTACGGTTACGCGGGCGAATTGCAGCGCGTGAAGGCTGAGTACGAACGCGGCGGTGCAATGCGGGACTGGGCGGCGCTGTATCAGCAGCAGCCGCGCCCTGCGGAGGGGGCGTTGTTCAAAACGGCTGCTCTGTCCTGCATTCTTGCGTCACCGGCCTCTGTACAATGGGTGCGCGCCTGGGATCTGGCGGCGACGCGTCAGACCGGCACCGGTGATCCAGACTGGACGGTGGGGGCACGGCTGGGTCGTGATGTAGCGGGGCGTTTCGTGATTGGCGATATTGTGCGTCTGCGTGGCGGGCCGGAGGATGTGACGCGCATCATCGCTGCTACGGCCAGCCGGGATGGCGCGTCGGTGCGTATTTCCATCCCGCGTGATCCCGGTCAGGCAGGCAAGGCGCAGGCGGCTTATCTGGCACGGATGCTCAGTGGTTACGTCGTCGAGACCTCGCCCGAGAGTGGTGATAAATCTACCCGCGCCATGCCGTTTGCGGCGCAGGTGAATGCGGGCAATGTCGATATGCTGCCGGGTGCGTGGCAGGCGGCGTTGCTGGATGAGCTGGCGGGGTTTCCCTCAGCCCGACATGACGATCAGGTGGATGCGCTGTCCCGCGCCTTTCTGGCGCTGATGCAGGGGCGGGACACGCGGGCATCGTTCCTCGCCTATCTTTAAAATCAGCTTTCATTTTCTGCAAGGATGACATCATGAGCACGCGGCTCGATGATTATCTGTCCGGCGTGCTCGGTGCTGCGCCGTCGGCAACGATGATGGTGCCGGGCGACACGCGCACGGCCGGTACGGTTTTATCGGCCTATCTTCAGGGAGGGCTGGCGGCACGGATCGTCGATGCTCCGGCGGAGGATGCGCTGGCACGCGGTGTCACCGTTCTATGCGATGGTGACACGGCGGCGGAACAGGCCATGGCGGCGGAGATTGCCCGGCTGCATGTTCCGGCGCGGATGACGGAGGCGTTGCGATGGGCGCGTCTGTTCGGCGGCGCTGCTGTGATGCTGTTCGCTGATGATGAGGCCGATCCGCAACGTCCTCTGCGCCTCTCTTCCCTGTCCGGCATTGCCGAGCTGCGCGTGTTCGATGCCGAGGAAGTCACGGTGGATCAGCTTTACGATGATCCCGCCGATGCGCGCTGTGGTCAGCCGATGTTGTATCGCGTGACACCGCGTGGCGGTGGTACGGTGTTCACAGTGCATGAAACACGGTTACTGCCGCTGCCGGGTGCGCCGCTGCCGCATGGCATGAGCAATGGTCTGCCCTGGCGCGGACGCTCGGTGCTGAGCGGCTGTCTGGAGGAGGTGCAGCGTTATCAGGATGCGCTGCGGTTGTCGCGCGGGATGCTGGAACGCAAGCAACAGGCGGTGTTCGGCATGGCCGGTCTCGGCGACCTGCTGCGTCAGGCGGCGATGGAGGCGGGTGATCCCGCAGGCTCGCCATTGCTGGAAAGCGTGCGGGAGCGTGTGCGTCGGGTTGATCTGGCGCGCAACGTGTTGAACACCGTGGTCATTGATGCCGGGGATCAGTGGCAGGTTCACGATCTTAATCTTTCTGGTGTCAGCGACCAGATTGAAGCATTCGAGATTTCCATTGCTGCCTGCACCGGTATTCCGGTGACGCATCTGTTCGGACGCTCTGCCGCCGGTCAGAATGCGACCGGAGAAGGAGACCGGGAAGTCTATATCGCGCTGGTGCAGGCAATGCAGCGGCGCGTCCTGGTCCCGCCCCTGGAACGTCTGGTGTCCTTGTTATGGCAGCAGAGAGGATTGCGGGCCTTCACACCATCGGGGTGGCAATTATTTTTTCCGCCGCAATGGATTCCCAGTGAAACGGAACAGGCGGATGCGGCGCTGAAAAACGCACAGGCCGCTCTGGCCAGGGTGCAGGCGCAGGTGCAGGCGAAAACCTTGTCCGGCACCGCTTCACAGACTCGCTGAGTCACAATTTCACAGTCAGGAGCAAGCATGATTACGGAGCGCCATGATATGGTGCCGCTGCCGCGCGCGCATCGCGATGATGACGGGTTCATCACCGATACGCCGGTACTGACGCGCACCGGTATCTTTACCTACACTGATCCGGCAACGGGCGCCCAGCGGCGTGAATATCGTCCACCGGAAGAAGTATTCCATGCGGACAGCCTTGCCAGTTTCCGCGGGCGTCCGATCACGGTGGGTCATCCGCCGCCGACATCCGGCCTGATCACCGCCGCCAATGCCGCCGGAGCTGTGGTCGGTGCGGTGATGAGCGAGGGACGGCAGGATGGAGACAACCTTGTTGCCGACATCGTAATTCATGATACCGCTGCCGTTGATGAAGGGCTGCGTGATCTGTCGGTTGGCTATCGCCTCGATCTGGATGAAACGCCTGGTGAGGTGGATGGCGAACCCTATGATGCTGTGCAACGCGGTATTCGGGTCAATCACGTGGCGATTGTCCCGCGTGGGCGCGCGGGGAATGCACGGCTGAATCTGGATCGTGCCGATACAGCGCCCGCCTGCACGCCGGATTGTCCGCTTCATGCGGCATTGGCGGTGATGACGGCGGAACGTGATGCCGCCCGTGCTGATGCGGCGCGGCTGGAGCAGGAAAAAGTAAGGCAGGCCCGTCGAAATCTGGAACAGGATGCTGCCGGTCTTGGCGTCACGCTCCATGAGGATGCCTCCGATGATGAGCTGCGTATTGCTGTGATCCGCGCTGTGCGGGGCGATGCGCTGGTGCTGGAGGGTCAATCCTCCGCCTATCTGCAAGCTGCATTCGATCTCTGTGTCGCAGAGGCCCGGATGCAGGCAGGCGCAGTGCAGGCGCAATACAGCGTCGCACAGCGCCGGGATGAAGCGGCATCCCGTCAGAAAACTCCGCTGAGTGCCTATGAAACCTACAAGGCAACCCTTTCCGCTGCGTGGCGCTCCACGCGGCCTTCCCATGCAGGAGAACACTGATCATGCCGCCGCTGCAAACCAGCTACGCCGCCCGTCATCCCGATGCGTATGAGGGCATGCAGGCCAATGCCGAGCCGGTCACCATCCTGACCCGCATTGCCGACACCGATATTGCTTTTGGAAAACCCGTGGTCCAGGGCGTGAAAGATCAGAGCGTGCGTCTGCCTTCCGCCACCGCTGCGCGGTTTCTGGGGATTGCGCTTGCCGTGCATACTGTCCCTGCGCTGATGGGGCAGGCGGTGGATACCTATCCTGCCGGATCACCGCTCTCCGTGCTCAACAAGGGCGTGATCTGGGTGCGTGTCGCCGCCAGCGTCAGCGCCGGTGCGGCCGCCTATCTGACCTCTGCCGGGGCGATCACGGCTTCGTCCTCCGGCAATACCGCTATTCCGAATGCGACCTTTGACACCAGCGCACCGGCGGGCGGTCTGGCCCGTCTGCGTCTGTCCTGATCCATACAAGAAAGTTTTGGAAGAATGAACAGCCCCCTTCAGCATGCCCGCTTCGATGCGCAGACCGGCCTGAGCTTTCTGGTCAGTCAGGCCGCCGCGCTGGAAGCCGAAATCTATCGTATTCAATATGCCGATATTCTGTATCCGTCCCTGATCCCGGTGGATACCACCGCGCCGGAATGGATCCAGGTGGTGGAATATGTCTCCGCTGACACGGTGGGCCGCGCCCAGTGGTTCAACGGTCAGGCGCAGGATGTGCCGCGTGCCGATATCGTGTGCGACAGGCTGCGCGTCACCGTGTCCATGGCCGCGATCGGCTATGGCTATGATCTGGCCGAGCTGGAGCATGCGCGTCAGTACGGCATTGATCTCGGTCCGGAAAAAGCCGAGGCCGCACGCCGTGCCTATGAGGAATTCGTCGATGACATCGTGCTGCGTGGCGATGCAGCGCGCGGGTTCAGCGGTTTGCTGTCCCATCCGGCGGTGACGGCAGGTACGGTGGCCAATGGAGCCTCCGGCAATCCGGACTGGGCGCATAAAACCGTTGATGAAATCATCGACGATGTGAACGCGGCCCTGACCGGTATCCAGACCGCATCGCTGCGGGTGGAGATGGCCGATACCGTGCTGCTGCCGGTGGATCGCTGGCTGAAGCTCTCCCAGACGCGCATTCCCGCCACCAGCGAGACCGCGCTGAGCTTCCTCGCTCGTACCAATATCTACACGCTGACCACCGGCCTGCCGCTGACTGTGCGCGGTATTCCCGGTCTGGAAAGCGCCGGAGCCTCCGGTGTTGGCCGCATGATCGTCTATCGCCGGGCGCCGGATGTGATGAAGCTGCATATCCCCATGCCGCTTCAGTTCCTTGCCCCCTGGCAGAGCGGGCCGATGCGGTTCGAGGTACCGGGGATTTTCCGTCTCGGCGGGGTCGATATCCGCAAGCCGGGTGCAATCCGCTATCTGGATGGGGTGTAGGCGATGGGTGACGCATCAGCGCCTTATCCGGCTCCGGTGCTGCTGGCCATTCTGGCACCGGAATTCGCCGACGTCCCGGCGCAGGCGGTGACGGATGCGCTGGGCGTGGCGGCGGCACATTGCCCCACCACGCTTTCCCCCGGTCGCAGGCAGGAGGCCATGGCGCTGTATGCGGCATGGCTGCTGAGTCTGCGGGCGTCCTCCCTCTCCGGTGGCGGTGCAGCCGGGGCGGGGCAGGCGCTGCGGCGGGAAAGGGAAGGCGATCTGGAGATTGAATATCTCCCGCGCGCCCTGACTGGCGCCGAAGCCGAGGCAGCAGGCAATTACAGGGCGCGGTATGAGGCGCTGCTGCGTTCTCTGTCGACCGGTGCGGTTCTGACCGGGGAGCCGGGATGATGGACACTCTCACCAGCGCTTTATCCCGTCTGGAGGGGCTGCGCCTGTACATCGGCCCCAGAGAAAGGCAGGGTGAGCAAACCGCGGATGTCGCCGCAGCCGTGGCGGCGGAGTTCGGTTCCGGCACCATGGGCCCACGCCCCTATCTGCGCGCCTTCACCGATGCGCAGGCCGACAGCATCGCCGATGCCTGTGCGGAGGCCGCCGCCCTCGCGCTGGCGGGGGGTGAGCCGGATGAATGGTTGCTGGATCAGATCTCGGCCATGGTCGATGGCCGGTTTCCCGTCAGTATGGGGGAATGAGGCATGAAAACCATCTTCCGCCAGTCCATGACGGTGTTGAGGGAAGGAGCGGGCAGCTATGTTGCCGGCCGCTTCGTTCCGGCCTCCCCGGTGACGCAGACCATCTCTGCCACGGTCCAGCCTGCCTCTGTCAGTGATGCGGAGCAGGTACAACCTCTGCCCGGTGGTCAGGCGATCACTGCGCTGATCCGGATTTATACCGATGCCGTGCTGGGTATTGGCAATGCATCCGGTCAGCGCGGAGATTGCGTGCTGTATACCACTGCCGGAGACACCGCTCCGCGCCGCTATCGCATTATCGCGCGGCAATCCTGGGATGCCGGGATGCGGGTGGATCATCACCGTTACCTCGCCTCGCTCGAACCGTAAGGGAGTTCTATCATGCTGGATGATGGCACGGTGCACGGTTTCGTGCAGCCGATGCTTGACTGCGCGCTGATCTGGGCGGAGCAGAATGCACCCCGCCCGGATTTTCCCTACGCCACCCTGCGCTGGCTGCGCAGTGAGGAGGGGGGCAGACCCATCGCACGACCATGGTATGGCGCCGTCGATGCGGATGGGCTGATGATGGTGGAAACACCCATGCAGGACACGCTGGAAATTCAGGTTTTCGGCCCATCTGCACTCAATATTCTGGATACACTGCGTCAGAAACTGGGTTTTCCCACCACGCAGGACAGTGCCTTTCTGCACGGTATTGCCGTGCTGTCCTGTGGCCCTGTCCTCAATATCTCCGCCTTGCTGGAGACGACATGGGAGGAGCGGGCAGCCATGGAGCTGACGCTCGGTCATGTCACGCGTGGCACGGATAAGGTCGGCCTGATCGAAAAGGTTCAGGCCGCCGGAACATTGCCGGGGGGCGGTGCGCCAGTCCCCCTTTCCCTGAACATCGAAATGGAGACGCCGCATGGCTAATCTCGATCGCCTCGTCACGGTCAATATCGCGCTGCAATCTGCTTCCGTGAATACGCAGGGCTTCAGCGACATGCTGATCGTTCTGAAAAGCACAACCTCTTTGCCGCGTACGGGTATTATTACCTCTGCCAGTGACCTGCTGTCTGCTCCGTACAGCCTGACCGCCACGCATCCGGCCTATCTTGCCGCCGCGGATGCGTTCAGCGTGACACCGCATGTCTCGCAGATTTATATCGGCTTCTGGGATGGCAGCAGCCAGAATGAAACACTGACGACCGCACTCTCGGCCATGAAGACCAGTGATAATAGCTGGTACGGCCTGATCCTGCCGAGCCGTGATAAAAACACTATTCTGGAAGCTGCCGCATGGACCGAAGCCAACGGTAAGCTCTTTGGCACAGCGATTGCGGAAACCGATGCGCTGGATTCCAGCAAGACCACCGATACGCTGTCCCTGCTGAAGGCTGGAAATTACTTCCGCACCTTCTGCTTCTATCACGCGGCTGCGGCGACCGACTTCCCGGATGCGGCGGTGATGTCGAAGATGTTCACCCTCTATCCGGGTCAGGAAAGCTGGGCCAACTGCACGCTGCCTGGTGTCAGTGCCGATACGCTTGGTGAAGGACAAAGCAGCGCCGTACGCGGCAAAAATGGCAATACGTTCGAGAGTTTCCGGAACGTTACCATCACGCAGGGCGGAAAAACGACAGGTGGAGAGTGGATAGATGTCATCCGCTTCCGTGACTGGTTGCAGGAAGAGATCAAGACCAGCGTGTTCCAGCTGATGGTCGATAACCGCATTCCCTATACCGATCAGGGTATTCTGATGGTGAAAAGCAAGGTGCAGGCGGCGCTCGATCTGGGTGTCCGTCGGGGTGGGATCGCGCCGCCGGAGCTGGATGGTGATAACAATCCAATTCCTTCCTACACAATTTCCGTTCCGCTTTCCGCCAATATTTCCGCCAATACCAAAGCCAGCCGTGTGCTGCGTGACATCAGTTTCCGGGCGCGTCTGGCCGGTGCGGTGCATCTGGTCCAGATCAACGGCACGCTGTCCTACACAATCTGAGCGCAGAAATTTCTATTTTTTGAGGAATGATGATCATGGCAGGCAATGTCTATAATTATTCTCCGTCCAATGTGTACGTCGTGATCGGGGGAGTGGCGATCAGCGGATTTTCCAGCGACAAGTTCATCACGGTGGATGAACAGAGCACCGGCTTCGACTCCAGCGTCGGTGCTGATGGAGAAGTCATGCGCAGCTTCAGTGTTGATCCGCGGGTCAAGATCACGCTGACACTGCTGCAAAGCAGCCCGAGCAACGAACATCTTGATGCACTGTATACAGCGGATCGTCTGTCGAATGGCAGTATTCCGGTGCCGATCCTGATCGAGGATCTGGGGGGTGGCCTGCTGTTCTCCGCCGGTACCTGCTGGATCAATGGCCGTGCCGGTCATGAGCGCAGCGCGAAGGGATCCACGCGGGTATGGAGCATCACGGCTGTATCCCCGCAGCTTGCCACCGCCTTCCGTAAATCCTGAAGGTCATGAAAGCCATGTTACAAGGCGGATCAATTCAGGAAGGGCGCGAGAGCGTCACGATCGGGGCGCAGGTTTATCACATCAAGCGGTTCGATCCGTTCCGTGCGCTGCGTATTCTCGGCTCGTTGCAGGGGGTGTTGCTGGCACCCTTTGCCGCGCTGATGGATACGGCGCGTGGAGAGGAAGCCATCATGCAGGGCCTGCGCGATCTGTCGCGCGGGCTTGATGGAGATGCGCTGGAAAAACTGGCGCGTCTTCTGCTCGACCCTGACTGCATCGCGGTGGGGGATGATCCCGCCACGGCGCGTCGTCTGAGCCATGCCATGGCCGGTTCGGTGTTCTCCGACGTGTCGGAGGCCATCGAGCTGTGCATGGAAGTGGTGAGGATCAACTACGCGGGTTTTTTCGAGCGCGGCAGAACCCTCATTGGACAGGTTCTGCCGAGTGGGATGAACCGCAAAGCGGCAGCGGAAACGGTGGACAGCTCTCTGAAGAACTGAGGTCAGAACTGCTGATCTGGCGTCCCCTGCTGGCCGGGCATGTCTCGCTGGGCGAGCTGCGCGGCGGCGTGGTGACGCTGGATGACCTGCTGAAGCTGAACGCATTGCTGGACATGCGCGCGCAGCAGCATGCGGCGGCCAGACGGGACCAGATGGGGCGGGACCAGATGGGGCGTTACCAGACAGACGGAACGGCAAGAAGGAGATAGGGAAATGGCCATTCTGCGTGAACTGGTCACGCTGATCCGGTTTCAGTTCGACCGCAGCGGCATCGATGAGGCGCGTGCCGAAACGATGCGTCTGCGCGAGGAGATGGAACGCACCGCCGCCATGGCTACGAAACTGGGTGGTTCGGGCAGTAATCCCGGCACCGGTTCCGCAGGACAGCCGGATGCTGCTTCCGGAACACTTCTGTCCGGCCTGTCGGTGGTGCAGTCCATGTCCCAGACAATGCTGGCCCTGTTGCGGGGGGCTGCCGATACACCGGGTAATACCGCTGCTTCGGCGGCCGCAGGGAGCAGCGGGACGGCTGATGTCGGGGCTGCCTCCCTGTCTGCCATGGCGCAGACAATGCGGGGGGCGTTGATGCAGCTTGTGCCAGCCGCCTCGCTGGCGATGATGGGGCAGTTTGCAACTGCTTCCGGTTTTTCTACCCCTCCCGGCTTTTCTGCCCCTCCCGGTCTTTCTTCTGCCGAGCAGGTTTCCTCTGCTGAGGGAGAGATGTCCCCCCTGCACAGGATGCTGTCGGCGCTTCAGCCAGCTTCTGCATCACAGGAGACGGTACCGGAGACCTCGCTGACCGAGCGGATCATGCGGCAGGCGGAGACCCTGCTGTTGCCGCAACTGCCACCCGTCTCCTCCTCGCCGGAGCGGACGGCAGGGGAACCCTCCATAGCGCAGGGGGCGGGTGATGATCCGGCTTCCGCTTTCCGTGCTTCCTTGCGGCAGGAGATGCTGGAGGGGGCAGTTGCAACTGCCGGAGCATCGTCCGGCCTTTCTGCGGGGCCGCTGCCAGCCGTGCAGCTCACGGAGCCTGCCGTGGCAGAGCGCGGGATCGACCTGACCGGCGCGTTGCGCGAAGCCATGCAGGCATGGGCCGTGAGGCCAGGGGATGCCTCTCTTTCCCAGATGTCTGATGGCATCAGGCCGGGTAATACTACGCAGTCAGAGCTTGACATTTTTTCTGATTTGGTACTGGCGCTGAAATCTTCTCAGGCCGGGGCAGGTATCAGCCCGGACGGACATGAGACTGCTTTGTCCCTGCCGCTTCTTCTGACCTCCCTGCTGCCCGTCACGGCGCATCCGGACAAGGCGGCTCCCTCTTCTCCTGCGACAGATGATGAATGGGTCTCAGCCGAGGCGCAGGGCAGGCATCGGTCTGGCTCGGCCATGGCGGAGGAGGCGTCCTCCCTGCTGTCCGGTCTGACGGCTTTGCGGGCGGCGCTGCTGCCATCCTCGCTTTCTGCTTCCGGAGAAAACCGTGCCGGAGGGGAGGGAAATGAGCACAGGGAAGCGTCAGAACCCCTTTCTTCCAGCCAGCAGAGCGCCGGCAGGGAAGGAGCCTTCTCCATGGAGGCTGACGCTGTGCCAATTGCTGTGCCCCCCGCGTCTCTGGCACTTCCGCCAGCGCCTTTGCCCGGTCTTGCGGCGCTGAGGCAGGTGCTCGGCGACATGCTGCCACCGGTCAGCCTGCTGCGCGATCCACTGCATGGTGCGGCAGAGCCAGACAGCATTGGCCGCGCCGGAGGGGCGGTCAGCTACGTCACCAATGTGTCGGTTGGTGCGCCCTCCATTTCCATCACTGCTCCATCCGGGGATGCCGACACCATCGCAGCCCTCGCTGCACAGGGTGTGTCCGACAGTCTGGAAGGCAGCGCTGACAGCTTCGCCCGGCAGACCAATAGCGGGGACAAGCGGTCAGAAGGTTAAATTGTATAAAAAAAGAGAAAAATAAAACATACGCTTTATTTTCATAAAATAACGCTAAGGTAAAAAAGCCTATGGTTCATTTCGCGCCATGGGTGATGACACCGACCGACATGCTGCAACTGGCTGCATTGAACGAACCCACAACCGTTCAGAGCAGCGATCAAGAAGGGGCCGCTCATGGCCAAAAAGACTGACAGGAAAAAACAACTGTCCTCGCTTTCTGCCGAGGCAGGAGGCGAAGCAGAGAATGATCCCACACCACGCCGGCAGCCCAGGCCGCCTTTTGCGGCATGGACGCCGCCCTGTGTGGCGCTGGGGGTGTCTCAGGCCGATCAGGCTGTTGCGCAGGGTCTGCACACTCTGCCCTTCGTGCGGGTGGCCGGGGATGGCAGTGGCACGCAGTTCTGGGCGCCGGAGCCAAGCGGCGATTACCTGACCGATTGCGGGCTGGGGGCGGCCTATGGTCAGGCATTGCTTGCGACGCTGCGGGCCGAGCCGGAAGGGCCGAGCCATGTGCTGGCTTTCCTGCTGCATGACCTGCTGCGCCATGGCGATATCCATCGTGATGGCGGTCTGCTGGCCGGTATGGCCACCGTGCTGAGCGATGCGCTGCGTCAGCCGCTTGCCAGGGCTGGCTCTGCCTCACCGGAGGAGGCGCCCGGCTGATCAACACTGCCTGAGTACGATCCCTCCGCCCTGATCTCTCCCCCTCCCTGTTTCCTGCGGGAAGCAGGGCGGAGGATCATTTTTCCCATGAGGCTTCCCCCATGCTGAACACGCTGGATCTGATTTTTGGCGCCTCCGGCCAGACCTATCTGGAATATCAGGCGACTCCCAGGCGCATCACGCCTTCGCCCGAGCATAAAGGCGGAGGAGAGGCTGCCAATGTGGAACAAGCCAGACCCGGCATTGTGCCGGCGACAAAGGGGGCGCTGCATCTGGATCTGCTGAGTATGGAGACCTACCAGCTGCCTTCCCTCGCCACACAATATCCGGTGGAGCAGGGCATGCCGATTTCCGACGGCATCATCCCGCAATCGGCGCGGCTGACGATAACGGGGGCGGTGTCCTCAGCCAATGCCACGCTGTTCCAGCCATGGAATCTCGGCCTGCGCGGCATTTCCCGGCTGGAGGATACCGTCAAACTGCTGGAGAATATCCACACCGCCCATCTTCCCGTCACGGTGGTGACCGGGCTGCATGTCTACCCGAACATGGCCATGACCGGTTGCGATATCACGCGCGGTATCTCCAAAGATGGCGAATCCCAGAGCCGCACCCTGAAGATCAAGCTCGATTTTCTTCAGATACGCATCGTGCAGGCCGATGTGGCGGTCAGCGGCAATACCGCCGCCGAGGTCAGCGGCAAGACCGGATCCTCCGCCATTCCTTCAGGAAAGGCGCAATCCGCCACCCCACCCCCAAGCCTGATCACGCGGGTTGCAACCGCGCTTGGCCTGACGGCCTGACTGTAAAGGAAACCGGATATGCAACTGATTTCCGTGCCCGATCTGAATGACAGCGTGATGGAGGCGGAGCTGGATGGCCAGACCTTCTTCCTGCATCTGTCCTGGAACAGCGAGGCCGGATTCTGGACCATCGGGCTTCAGGATGCCACCCGCACCACTCTGTTGGAGGGGCTGCCGGTGCTGGGCAACACGCCCCTGATCGGGCGTTACCGCACCGAGGCCATGCCGCAAGGAGAACTCGTCGCTATTCCGCCTGATACCGCGCTGGAAATCGGGCAGGAACGCATCGGCCGGGCCGATCTGCCGGGTGAGGGCGGGGCGTCGCTGGTTTATGTCTCCGCCGCAGAAATGGCCGCCTCCCTGGAAGGGGCGGCATGACGGAACGCCATAAATGCTTGGCAAACGCCGCCGGAAAACATTAGAAAGGGCCTGCACCAACCAATGCAGCCTACAGAGAAGGGGGGAGGGAGCCGTAAGGCTGCCTCCCCCCTTTCTGCGTTTCGGCCCTGATCTGAGGTTCCGGCGCTGGCTGATCCAGTACAAAGCCGCGTGGTGACGCCACTGTTTTGCTTTTGTTCGGCCTTATTTCCGCCCGTTGAACAGCGGTTGATGAGGCAGAAGCCGAGAGGCGCTTTTCCGCCCCGGCCTCCGCCTCATCTCTGCCTGTCCCTGTATCGAGCGGTCCGTTCCCATGCCGAAAACACGCCCCTTCTGCCCTGCTTCCAGACTGATTTCATTGCGTTTCCGCGATGTTGCCCAATGGCAGGAGCGGCGGAGGGAGCGGAAGGGTGCCCGCTGTAGCGCCCTATGCGGCATTGCACTGGCCATGTCGGTGCTGATTCTGGCCCCTGCCATGGCCCAGACGCGGGATGTGGCCCCTCATCCTGCCCCTGCTTTGGCCAGTATCGGCGCGGTACAACGGGCGGAGCTGCATGCCCGCGCTCATGAAGCCCCTGGTGCGGCTGCCGCGCCGCCGATTCGCGTGAGTCAGCAACCCGTGCAGCACGTGCCGGACAGCGAGTCGGCGGGCATGAGACGCTCTGCTGAGGCTGCGCTGGAAGCAAAACTGGGTCGTGGAATCAGCATTTCTGATGCCCATGCAGCCCGAGTCGGGGAAGGGAAGGGGGGCGAATCGCAATGGTATATATGCGGTTCCGTGACCCGATCGGGGGATGGAGCGGTCGAATCGGCAGGGCACGACTCGGGCCGATTCGTGGCGGCTTCATCGGGTGCATTGCTGCTGGAAAGCGATCGACACGCCGATTTTGGGTGGACCTGGGCGCATGTCTGCTCCCCGGAAAACGCACCTCATAACCCTCCTTCTGCTGTTTCGCCTCCTGCTCTGCCCCCGGTTTCTGCTGGTGGAAAGAGAGCCGGGCAATGAGCAGGCGGAGGGCTTTTAACGTAAAATATGAAAGGATTTAGCATGGGCTACGATATCCTCCTGTCGAATGCGACTCGGGACGTTGTTTTGACCAATGGAGACCTGATTCTCTCCGATGGGTTGGCCAGAGTACGTCAGGAGATCGGAATCACCCTCCGGGCATGGCGTGGAGAGTGGTTTTTGGACCTCGATTTCGGAATACCTTACCTGCAAAATGTGCTGGTCAAGGAGCCTCAGCGGGTCGTTTTGCAGTCCATTTTTGCGGCGGCGATCACCTCCGTTCCGGATGTGGAGGCGATCGAAAGCCTGACCGCGACTCTGGATCGTCCGAGCCGAACCCTGTCCATCGTGTTCTCTGCCCGCACCCGGTTCGGGATGGTGTCGGACATCATCCCGCTCGGCATCGGGGGGGCATGAGAAGGGGGAGTGGGGGGGGAGAGTAAAGCTATTCCCCCCCCCTCTCTCTCCCAGGGATGCGTCGGGAGACAGGACGCGTTCATGGGGCTCGATCCGGGATTTCAGTGAAGAGGTTATGACGATGAAACATCAAAATCTTGCCGGTCTGGCGGTGATGCTATGCGTGGGCCTGACTTGTTTTCCTGCTTTGGCCGAAAAAATTTGTGTCGAGAGAAGCAGCCGCGTCATCGACATGGATAAAGATACACCCGGTGATATTCACAGATTTTGTGAAGTATACGGGGAATGTTTTTATCAAAACCAATACACCGATGTCACCAAGCGTTGTACTGAGATCCCTGAAACAAAATCAGAAAGAGAGCGAAGGCTGATCCAGAATGAAATCAATTATAGGCAATATCTGCGTGATGAAAAATATTTGGAAACGATTGAAAAAAATCGGACACCAGAAGAGCTTGAAGAGTTAAGAAAACAATGCGTCGTTCCACCTGGCCCCTATTATGAATACAGAGGGAAAGAAAAAGAAAAACTATTCAAAAAATTCGAGGATAAATTGGCTATCAGCTTTGAAGGTAATGATCTTATGAAGCCATCTGGTCACATCAGTATCAATGACAATGGGCAATGGTTTGTCTGTTATTCTGCCTGGCTCAACCTGAAGAATGGCTACCAACAGCGGCACGATTGGATTATGTCAAGCGAAGGATGGATGATTGATAATTTTCAGGTTGGAAGAAGCTTTTTCAACGAGATAGAGAAAAAGGCCTGTTATTCAAATGGCGAAATTGCTGAATAGTCAGTGTTAACTATCAAAAATCGTTGTGAGGAGTTTTGATTATGACTGTAGATATCAAACAAATTTTTAAAAACATGATTGCATTGCATTGCGATCGGATCAACACGACAATGCCTGGGACGATTGTTTCCTATAATCCGGCAACGCGACGGGCGGTGGTGCAGCTTTCCCTGTCCAAAACCTCGCCGGAGGGGATCGTTCTGAAAGCACCGCGCGTGGTGTCTGTGCCGGTGGTGTTTCCGACTGGGGGCGGCGTTGCGATCACCTGGCCGCTGCATCCGGGGGATGGAGTCATGCTGCATTTCTGTCAGCGATCTTTGGAAAACTGGCTGGATCGCGGTGATGATGTCGTTGATGATTTCCGGCAAAGCAACATCTCTGACGCTATTGCGGTGCCGGGTTTGAATCACGGGGCTGCGACAGATCCGGCGCATGCAGAGAATATGGTGATTGCGTTCGGCTCTGCCTCCATGGAAATTACGCCCTCCGGCGGCATTGTGCTGAATGCACCCGGTGGATTGAGCATCAAGGGAAAGGTGACGGGTGATCAGGATGCGGTGTTTAACAGCATTTCGACCAGCACCCATACCCATACCGGTGTTCAGCCTGGCTCCGGACGATCCGGGCCACCTTCTGCATAGTTTTTATCTGATTCTGTCAGGGCTTTTGTAAGCTGCCTCCGTCACCGGATGCGGCTTTTTTTGTGTCTTCGTTCGTCTCGATCCCGGAGCATAATCCTGCCATAAGAGGGTGCATAATCGGTATCGTAGGTCAAAAGATCAAAAGGAGTTTCAATGATGGTAAATGCTAAACATCTATGCACTGCGTTGCTAGTATTTTCTACATCGTGTGTCTCAATACCCGCGTTAGCGGATGTCGCGGATCAGAAAGATTTAGAAAGATATGAACGTGATTTTTTTATCCAAAAAGAAAAAGAAAGGCTTCATAATCAGGAAATAGAAAATAAGCAGACACCGGAAATGATTGAAAGGATGAAAAGGGAATATAGTGTCCCTGCAGGTCCATATCATAATTTTAGGGGAAAAATTGCAGAAAAAATAAATAATGATTTTTGGGAGGAGATCCAGAGAAAATATCCAGACTTCCATACAGTTCTATTTTATGCAACCATTAATGATAGTGGGGACTGGTTTTCTTGCATTAATATTGAAAAGATTCTAAAAAGCGGAGCAAAATATTGGATAAATGCAATAAAATCTAGTAATGGATGGATTTTATATTCAAATGAGGTTGGAGATAAAATTTATATGCCAATTATGCTGCAAGCTTGCCGTGCTGATGGGGAGATTATAGAATGAAATACTTACAAAAAATGAATTTATCAGAAAGAAAAATAATAGTAAAATTTTATTCTACAAATAATGATGTATTAATTATTGAAAAACTAAGAGTATTTTTTAATATAAAGAGAAAATATAGTAATAGTGGAAATAATATAGAATTAAATATTTGTAACATTGATAATTTGAGTTTAAATTTTATTTTAAAATCAAATAAGATGGAATTATATATAGGTTACGAAGAGAGAATTTTTCTTGCCTTTTTAGGGAGAGTTGATTCTCTAAAGACTTATCATATTAATGCTGATTATATAACTTCTATTGTAGCATTTGATGGAAATGATATTTTATCTCACTCACTATCTAGTTATACAGGGGAAAATGGGGTTTATGTGAGGGATATTATTGAGGCTGCTGCACGAGATGCACGTTTAAATCTGAAAATGGCCCCAGATATTGGACGGCGTGCTTGGAAACATGGATATAGTTTCTATGGTTCATCCAAAGATATGCTTGATGATGCCTGTAAGGCGGAAGGACTTCAATACTCTGTTCAGAATGGGGTTATTCAGATCAGTAAAAAAAACAACAGTTCTTCTACTGTGGATACGTTGTTAACAATGGAAAATGGTTTAATCCGCTATATTGACATGATTTATAAAACACCCAGAGCTTCTGTTTTTACGAGGGGAATTAATCCAACAAATAATCCTTATATAAAAAATATTGTTTCGGCCGATGCTCCGGAGCAAGGCTTAAAAATTTACTCATTAATGCGACCGGATCTAATGCCAGGCGATATGGTCAGGATCCAGAATCCCAACACCGGAACTAAACGATACCGTATTGATACGATTGAACATAATGGTGACAGCATGCCGGTAAAAGAAACAGAACTTGGAACATGGACATCAACGATCACTCTAGTTGAATAGCTCTCCTCCCCACCATCCACCGTCTTTCTTCGCAGCTGCCTCCGTCACCGGATGCGGCTTTTTTTGTGTCTGTTTTCCTGAAAGGAAAAAGTTTCATGACCAGCTATGGCATCACCCCGTCCGGTTTCATCAAGCGCCGCATGAGCGATATCGGGGCGGAGATCATCACCACCCTGCAAAATGCATTCGGGGCGGAGATCGCAACCCAGCCTGATACCGTCCTCGGTCAGATCGTCGCCACCTTTGCGGAGAGAGAGGCTGCGCTGTGGGAAATGGCCGAGGGCGTCTATAACGCCATGTATCCAGCCACCGCCAGCGGCAGCAATCTGGACAAGGCCGTTTCCTTCACCGGTGTCACCCGGCTTCAGGCCACGCGCTCGCAGGTATACTGCGTGTTGTACGGCGATGCAGGTACATTGGTGCCCGCCGGAACAGCAGCCCCTCAGCAGGCCGGGCTGACGCGTTTTCTGCTCGCCGCTGATACGGAAATCAGCCCTGATACTCTGGCCGATGTCTCCATCGGCGTCAGCAGCGCTGTGGCGGGGCAAAGCTACTCTATTGTGCTGAACTCTGTCAGTTTCAGCATCACCGCAGCCTCGGCCAATGCCCCGGCCATTCTGGCGCAGCTCGTGGCTGCTGTCTCTGCTGCCGGATACAATGCCAGTGTGCAGGGAAGTGGCGGCAGCGCAGTTCTGCGTATGGTTACCGATGGACGCAGGACAATCAGCGTTGCCACATCCTCCCTGTTGATCATGACGGAGATGGGAACCCCCGGTCTGTTTATTGCGCGTGATTACGGGCCTTATACCGCGCCTGCAAACTCCATCACCACGATCAGCAACACGATCTCCGGCCTCAAACGTCTTCTTAATCTTCAGGATGCCACGCCGGGCCGGCTTTATGAGACCGATTCAGCCTTGCGGGCACGTTATGCGCGCGGCGTCTATCGGTTGGGGGCAGGGACGTTGCCCTCTATCCGGGCCAGCCTGCTTCAGAATGTGCAAGGTGTCACCACGGCGATGGTGATCGAAAACGATACAGCCTCCGTCGATGCCGACGGACGCCCCCCGCACAGCGTTGAATGCATTGTCGAGGGCGGAGAAGACGCCGCCGTCGCTGCGCAGATTCAGGCCGTGAAGCCAGCCGGTATCACCGCATACGGCCTCAACAGCCAGATCGTGCAGATCAGCACCGGCGTACGCAACGGCGCGGAATGGTGCAACATAGGCTTCACCAGGCCGGTGCGGCGCTATATCTGGATCACCTGCAAGGTGACGACATTGAGCGAGGAAACATTTCCCGCTGATGGTCTGCTGCGTATCCAGCAATCCCTGAATGATACCGGGGCTACGCTCGATATTGCCGAGGATGTGATAGTGCAGCGTTTCCTTGGCCCGATTTACGAAACAGTCAGCGGCATTGCATCCCTCACGCTCAGCCTTGCCGTCAGCAACGACCCTGCAACAATGCCAGCCAGCGGAGCCTATACGCAGGCCAATATCTCCATCGGCGCCCGTGAGCGTGCAATCTTCGATACCACACGTATCTATGTTTCGTGATTCGAAATAGCAGAGATCGGAGGATCATAATTGTGCCACAGGATGATGCATACTCTGCATCATCCGTGGAACGATCAACAGGCGGAAGGGAGTGGAGGTGAGGCGTTCATATCTGTGCTGCACATTGTTGATCATGTGTGGAGCACTGGCCTCGACGCTTGATGATAGCAAAGGAGATGAGAGCAATAAAATGGAGTATATCAGACAATGAAATATAAAAATCTTGTTTTTGCTGCGGTTCTTTTAGGTAGCAGCTTATCGTGTGGCATCGCTGTTGCGGATGTGTGGGACCCGGCGCTACTGCACAGATTACAGAAGGGGCTGGCGGAGGAGATAGAGCGTCGGGAAAAAAAGAACGAGGCTATAGAAAGCAAGCTGACCCCGGAAATACTGGAAAAACTGCGCCAAAAATATTATGTGCCGCCCGGTCCATATCATCTTTATCGTGGAGAAAAAGAAAATCTTTTTACACAGTCTTTTTGGGATGAACTTAAGAGAAGAAATCCAAAGATTTATTGGTCAGAGTCGCATGTCACTATTAACGAACAAGGAGATTGGTTTGTATGCATGACAACGGAAGAAATATTAAATAATGATATACCAAGAAGAGCACTTTCTATCAAATCAAGTCAGGGATGGACTTTGTATGATGAAGAGTTTGGAGGTAAATTTTTGATGCAAATATTTGATAAAGCATGTGATTTGGACGGGGAGGTGGTAGAATGAATTCTTTACAAGATCGAAAATATGAATTTATTTTTGCGTCTGACGAAAGAGTGGTAAAATATAAAAATATAAAAGCAAAAATAAATATCAAAAGAATGTATAATAATTCAGGCAATAGTATCAAAATAGATTTATATAATATATCAGAAAAATCATTAGGTATAATAGAAAAATCTAAAGATATGGAAGTCTATTGTGGTTATGAATCCGGACCGTTTAGTCTGGCTTTCTCTGGTTCCCCATACACAATAAAAAGCTCCCACAGAAACGCCGACTATATTGTTACCGTTATAGGCTTCGATGGCTCTGACCTTTTATCCAGATCGCTGATAAGCTTTACAGGGGAAAAAGGAATTGCGGTCAGGGACATCATTGAAGCAGCGGCCAGAAACGCCAAAATGACATTGAACATGGCAGATGGCATTGGCGACAGACGTCTGAAAAGCGGCTTCAGCTTTTACGGATCGGCAAAAGATATGCTCGAAGGCATCTGCCACCATGTCGGCTTGCAATATTCCGTTCAGAACAAAACGATTGACACGATTATCATATAGAAAGCGCATTACACCGGATGGTGTGGTGCGCTTTCTGTATGATAGCAAAGGAGATGAGAGCAATAAAATGGAGTGTATCAGACAATGAAATACAAAAACCTTGTTTTTGCCGCGGTTCTTTTAGGTAGCAGCTTATCCTGTGGCATCGCTGTTGCGGATGTGTGGGACCCGAAGCTACTGAACAGATTACAGAAGGGCCTGCAGGAGGAAATAGAGCGTCGGGAAAAAAAGAACGAGGCTATAGAAAGCAAGCTGACCCCGGAAATACTGGGAAAACTGCGCCAAAAATATGACGTGCCGCCCGGTCCATATCATCTTTATCGTGGAGAAAAAGAAAATCTTTTTACACAGTCTTTTTGGGATGAACTTAAGAAAAGAAATCCAAAGATTTATTGGTCAGAGTCGCATGTCACTATTAACGAACAAGGAGATTGGTTTGTATGCATGACAACGGAAGAAATATTAAATAATGATATACCAAGAAGAGAATTTGCTATCAAATCAAGTCGAGGATGGACATTGTATGGCGAAGAGGTTGCAGGTACATTTTTGAAGGAAATATTTCATAAAACATGTCATTCAGATGGGGAAGTGGTAGAATGATTTCTCTAAACAATAGAAAATACGAAATTATTTTTACGTCTAAACAAGGAGTTGTGAAATACACAAACATAAAATCTAAAATAAATATCAAAAGAATGTATAATAATTCAGGAAATAGTATCAAAATAGATTTGTATAATTTATCACAACAATCATTGCGTATTATAGAAAATTCTCAAGATATGGAAGTATATTGTGGTTATGAATCCGGACCGTTTAGTCTGGCTTTCTCTGGTTCCCCATACACAATAAAAAGCTCCCACAGAAACGCCGACTATATTGTTACCGTTATAGGCTTCGATGGCTCTGACCTTTTATCCAGATCGCTGATAAGCTTTACAGGGGAAAAAGGAATTGCGGTCAGGGACATCATTGAAGCAGCGGCCAGAAACGCCAAAATGACATTGAACATGGCAGATGGCATTGGCGACAGACGTCTGAAAAGCGGCTTCAGCTTTTACGGATCGGCAAAAGATATGCTCGAGGGCATCTGCCATTCTGTCGGCTTGCAATATTCTGTTCAGAACAAAACGATTCAGGTGACCAGAAATGGGGAGACGACCACTCGTCCTCCTGTCCTTCTGAGCATGGAAACAGGGCTGATCCGTTATATAGAAAAAACCGTCCAGGGGCCACGGAGTTCTGCTATCATAAGAGATTTGAATCCCGCGGATAACCCGTACCTCAAGGAACTGGTCTCCGGTGTTGGGCCTGTGGAAGGTGTGCAGGTGTATTCGCTGATGCGGCCTGATCTCAACCCGGGTGATCGAGTATTGCTTCAGCAGGCTAAGGCTTACAAGGAATTCCGTGTCGATACTATCGAGCATAATGGCGATACAATGCCGGATCAGAATGCTGAGGTGGGAACATGGACATCGACGATCAACCTTGTCTCCCTCGAATTCTTTTCTGCAGCGGTGGGCAAGGAAGCGCAGGATGGCTTGTCTTCCCTGAAAAATGCCATTCAGGCCGAGAAAAAGCGTCAGGAAGAGATAAACAAGTTTGGCTACAAATATTACTGATATCGATGAAGGATTCTCACCATGTCTGATAACATCAAACAGATTCTGAAAAACCTGATTGCCTCACATTGTGATCGTATCAATACGACGATGCCGGGCACCATTGTGTCGTATGACACCACCACACGCCGCGCTGTGGTGCAGCTTTCCCTGTCCAAAACCTCGCCCGATGCGGAGATTATAAAAGCCCCGCGTATTGTCGATGTGCCTGTCGTGTTTCCCTCTGTCGGCACTGTCGGCATCACCTGGCCATTGCATCCCGGTGATGGTGTCATGCTGCATTTCTGCCAGCGTTCGCTGGAAAACTGGAAAGATGCCGGCAGTGATATTGTCGATAATTTCCGCCAGACCAACATCACGGACGCCATTGCCGTGCCGGGCCTCGCGCACAGTAAAGCCACAGCTCCGGCCCACGCCGAAAATATGGTGATTGCGTTCGGCTCTGCCTCTCTGGAACTCACCCCTTCCGGTGGCATCGTGCTGAATGCGCCGGGTGGCTTTACAATCAAAGGCGCGGTATCCGGTGATCAGGATGCGGTCTTTGGCGGTATTTCGGTCAAGACACATGCCCATACCGGTGTGCAGCCCGGTTCCGGACGCTCCGGCCCGCCTTCAGCCGGATAAGTACGACAGGCTGAATAAAACGGTAGACAAGGGGAAGATAATTTCTTATTGTCTGCCACACTGGATATATAAAAGCATTCCTCCTCAAACGATTCTGCGGGGATGCGTGCTTCAGGCTTTTTGAGAAAGCTGAAGCGTCTGCTACCATTTTCTCCTGATCTGCGGATGTTGTGATCCGGTATGTGTCATGCATGCCGGCTTTTGCGCGTCCGCAGCTTCGGACTGCTCCGGGCATTGTCATATGATCGCTGCAAATGAGTTGAATACCGCGTTCGGTACCAAGCGGGAAACCGCTGCCAGTTATATCACGGCCGATGGCAAACTTGTTATTGTCGGGCCGAATGTTCTGAGACCATCCTATGCCGATGATGGCAGCTATCTGGGGGCGTTGACCGAGGGAGCCTCCACCAACTATCTGCCTGATTCAATGCTGACACCGGATGGAAAAAGCTGGTCTGGCAACTTTCCTGCCATCACCATCAGTGGCCTGATGAAAGATGGCTTTTCCTGCCTCCAATCTGATTTTCCTGCGCTCAACACGTCTGCCTCCGCTCAGATGAGTTTAGGTGATCCGGTTTCGGCACAGGCGGGGGAGACATGGTGGCTCAGTGCATGGGGGCTGATGCTTGGCTCCTCGGCGACTGCACCGCTTGTCTCTCTGTGCCTTGCATCAGGTTCTGCAAAAGTGATGCAGGCATTTCCTTCCGGCACTGCTTCAGGCAGGCTGGTGAGGATCAGGATCAGTCTGCAGGTTCCGGCCGGACAGAATGCTGTTTCTGCCTCTCTGGTTGCGAACGGAGCAACTGGAAGCAGTGCTGTTTCGATGCTGTTCTCCGCCCCTCAACTGGAAAAAAAGCGTGTTACCAGCTTTATTCCAACCAGCACCGGTCCTGCCTCCCGCGTGTCTGATCGCGTTTTCTATATTCCCGATGCTGACCCCGGTAACGGGCAGGTGCCTGATGCCACCAATATGGTCTTCGGGCGTGATCACGGGGTCGTGGCGTGGGAGCATATGCTGGCCCAGTTTGCGGCCAGTTCTGATCTGCAGTCTCTGGTGCAGGCGCTTTATCCGGCCTGCACCACGCTGGATACGGCTTTGCAGGCGATGATGAATAATCGCGTGCTGGATCAGGCAACCGGGGATCAACTGGATGGCATTGGTGATATTCTCGGCCAGTCACGGATGGTTGGTCCGGCAAATGCGACAAAGCTGGAGGACGATCAGTATCGGCGGTTGTTGAAGCTGAAAATCCTGCTGAACAATGCGCATGGCACAACCGAGGATCTGAGAGCCGCTTTCTGTGCTTTGTTCAATGCAGACAGCACACTGATCCAGGATAACGGTGATGCCAGCCTGACCGCAGTGGTGGGGCGGTTTATCAGTGCCGATGATCTTGCTTTCGCACGTTCCATAAAGGGTTTTCCAAAACCCGCTGGTGTTGGTCTGATCCAGATGCAGTACGATCCGGCAAAACCATTCGGATTTCAGCAGCAGAGCTACATGGGGTTCGGATCGGGCTGCATGGCGCGCGCGCTCGATAACATCATTGCCTGACTTTTCTTTCCTCTGATCAAGAGGGTTTGCTTAACTGAACACTGACAGGAAAAAACATGTCGTTTTTTAACCGTTTCAGCAGTCTGTGGGCCTCAAAAGGAACGGTATCCCCGCCGAGCGATACACAGTCAGATCAGGGTTTTTCCTATCTGGGACAAATTCCACCCAGTGTGGAGCTCTTCAACGGGATGTTTCAGGAAAGAGACTGGAAAATAAAGTGGCTGTACCAGCAGATTTCCTCTGTCATAGGCCTCGATGGCAGCCAGCCGAGTGAGACAGAAACAGGCAAAGCTGGAGGGGTGCTGAAAAACTGGTTTCTGCCCATTCGCAATCCAACGATTCTTGGCACAACCACTATGCTGGGTTCTCTGGAGTTGGGATCCCAGTCAGTTTCATCCGTTGCATATATTGATTTTCATACCGATGGAACAAACACAGATTATAATGCCCGAATTATTGCTTTAGGTGGGTCGCCCGGACAGATCGGAAGTGCTGGTATCAGCTTTTATTGCTCTGATGTTTTCGTCCCGACGATTCAGTCAAACGTGGATAATGGTAACCGAGCTGCCACAACAGCTTTTGTACAATCGCGTGTATCTTCAGCTATATCTTCGGCTGTATCATCAGCAAATACATATACTGACGGCAAGCAGCCGGGTGGCCTTACTCGCGAATTGGTCCTGGGTGCCACAACGACCTGGTCCGTTCCTTCAGGTGTGACGCGGATCAAGGCCCGTGTATGGGGCGGCGGTGGAGGCAGCGGTGGTACTGGCCAAACCAATGATGCAGCACGCGGCGGCGGTGGCGGTGGCTATGTCGAATGCTATTTCTCGGTAGTGCCGGGCGACAGCCTTTCCATTGTTGTAGGTGGGGGCGGTAGCGGTGGAGCACCTGGCAATTACGGTGTTACCGGAGGTGACAGCGCAATCTCAAAAAATGGCACTACTTTCATCTATGTCCACGGTGGTGGAGGGGGACAGGGCGGGTCAGGGTCAGGAATTATGGTCGGTGGAGGTGCTGGCGGTGATGTGCCGGTAGCGCCCTCTGGCAGCCTGAGCAGAACCGGAGATTCCAGCGGGATTGCTATTCTCATGGGGCAGAGTGGATCGACCTACCTGCTGGTGTGCTCTGCTGGTGGTGGCGTTTTCTGGGGTGGATGGACACAGCGGATAGCATACGCAGGCACGCAATCTGTGGCGGGTCCGAGTGGCGTTTACCCAGGTGGTGGTGCTGGTGGCTCTGCTCACTCCCAACAATATGGCTCGCCCGGCGCAGCGGGTCTCGTCATTTTGGAGTATTAAACAATGGCTGATCAAACAGCAGTTTTCCTTGTTTTATGTGGTCCCGATGGATGCGCGGCACTGGATGGGTCGCATCATCCTTCTGATACAGTCATTAACAGGATTGTGTGTGATGTTGATCATGACGGTAATCCAGAGTTTCAATTTCTGGATGTGATCCTGAATGAAAACGGGGAACCGGAGCGCGATGAAAACGGCCACGTAAAAACGAAGCCGTCGACTCAATACATTCTGGTCCCCGATGACGGGCGGCCTCTGTATAGCGAAGCGCACGAATAGAACAGGGTAGGACAACATGAAACGTTTTTGTGTGGCGCTTCTGGCGCCTTTTTTTATGTCTCACGCACAGGCGCAGGCGTTGCGTCCTTCTTATTGTGCTGATGCTTCCTGCGCTGCGAGTATTGGAGCACAGGTCGTGGGTATGATTGATGCTGTGACCGGGCGTCCTGTTGCGCTGTCCTCTGCATCGCCTTTGCCTGTGGCTGGGGTGCCTGTCTCTGCAACAGGCTCTGCCGCCGCATCGTCATCAATCGCGGCGGGGTCTTATCAGACCGTGTTTGCCGCAGGCTCGATTACGCGCGGATGCAGTGTGCAGAACCCCGCCAGCAATACTGTGTCGCTTTGGGTAGACTTCACCGGAGCCACTGGCTCCTCCCGTGTGTCTACCTCGGTGGAGGTCACGCCGGGCGCATCGGTGCGCTGCGATTTCGTGCCGACCGGGGCCGTGACAGTGTTCTCCGCCAGCCCACTCAGCTTCAACGCGCTGAGGTGGTGAGATGATGCATCGTATTTTTTTGCTCGCGGCCTGTCTGCTGCCGGGTATCGCTTCGGCCCAGACAGTTACGCTTCCACCGATGCGCTCCAGCGTCTGTACCGTCATGACGGCAGGTGGCACATACACAGTGCCACCATGGGCCGTAACGTTGGATATTGATGCATGGGGCGGTGGCTCCTCTGGCGGTAATGGTACCGTCGCAGCCTCCGGCACGGCCACCAGTGGTGGGGCCGGCGGGTCGCCAGGGTATCATGCTCGTATGTCTGGTGTGCGTGTGGCCGGGCTAGGTGCTTCATCTTTCGCTGTCGTGGTGGGATCGGGTGGCGGTCAGCCATCCGGGGCCGGAGCTGTCGGTATCGGTGGTGGTGAGACCGATATCGTTGGTGGCGCGCTCAATGTTCGTGCCGGTGGTGGTGGTGCTTCGGCAGGTGGATCAACGGCTGCCTCTGCCAGCGGTGGCAGCGGTAGCTTTCTGATTAATGGCGGTCCCGCCTCAGGGGCTACACCGGGCAATGGGTACCCGTTTGGCATTGGCGGTATGACCAATGGTCAGTCAGGTCTGAATTTGACGATGCCTGGTTTCGGAGCATCCGGCGGCAGTGGTGCGCCGGGTGCGGCTGGTGGGGGGGCTGGTGTTACTGTGGCATCTACAGCCGGGGCCGGGGCTGGTGGCGGCGTGGACAGCAACGGGGCCGGGAAAGCCGGTGGCGCGTCAGGCATCACTGCTGACAGCTACCCGATGGGCAGTATTGTCGGTGGGACCGCTCCCGGCGGCAGTGGTGGCGTCATCACTGCCCGCACCCAGCCCGGGCAGGAATCGATCGGTGGCGCAGGTGGTGCGGGCGGTAATGCGAGCACTGATGGCGGCAATGGCAGTCCCGGCGCTGGTTTCGGTGCGGGCGGCGGCGGAGGCGGTTCCACGATCACGGGGCGGCAATATGGGCTGGGGGCGTCCGGTCAGGCAGGAGGTGTGGTGATATGCGCAAGGCCATAATGACAGCAGCCTCTCTCTTGCTCGGGGCAGCCGCTCCCGCTTCCTATGTGCAGATCTGCACCGCGCCATGTGTGGCGCAGGATGGGACCACACAGCCAGCCGGGACTGTGCTCAACCGTGCCGTCTGGATCAAGCCTCCCGCCCGAGACGCCACCACCGAATGGCAGCCGGATCAGGGGCAGGCCCTCTATCATCCGGTAAGGCCAACGCAGGAAGGTGCCTCATGATCCATCAACCGGAGATGCTGGCGGAACTGCTGCGCGATCTGCGGCAGGATGTCCAGCGCGGGCAGGAGCGGAGCGAGGAACGCTTCGATCAGTTGCGGGAGGAGTTGCACGTTCTGCGTGCCGGTTCCTCCCGCATTGTCGACCGGGTTTACGGCGTGGAGCGGCGGGTGGAGGCGCTGGAAGGTCCGGTGGCTGAGTTCCGCCATCTGCGCAGCCGTATTGGCGGGCTGGTGATCAGCGGCAGTCTTGCCGTAAGCGCTATCGGCACGGTCTGGACGCTATGCGGTGATTACGTCCGCGATCATCTGAGCTGGCGCTGATCACAGCTCGCGCAAAACGCAGGAAAAATCTCATGAGTTTGGAACAGGCCCTGGCTCTGGTCATGAGCCGGGGCGTGGAGGGCGGCTATACCAGCCTCGCCTCCGATGCGGGCAACTGGACGGGCGGCAGGGTCAACGCGGGTCGTCTGGTCGGGACGCAGTTCGGTATCAGCGCCCCGGTCCTTGGTGCGTGGCTGGGCAGAGAGGCCACCAGAGCCGACATGATCGGACTGAACCGCGATCAGGCAGCCGCGATTTATGAGCAGCGTTACTGGCGGCCTTTATGCTGTGACCATATGTCCGGCCCCGTCGGCGGACTGGTTTTCGATGCGGCAGTCAATCAGGGGCCAGCCATGACTGCCCTGATGGTGCAGCAGGCTGCGCAGGTCCGTCAGGATGGCGAGATCGGACCGGTGACGCTGGCGGCTCTGAACGATGCCGATCAGGCCGATCTGCATGCTGATATCGCAAGACTGCGTGCTGAACGTTACCGCGCCTCATCAGACTGGTCGCGCTTCGGCAAGGGCTGGATGCGGCGCCTGATGCGCGTGGTCGCGGCAACGGCCGCTTTTACCTGACACATCCCCCTTATCATAAATGGAGACAGATCCATGAACTGGTCCCCTTTGATTGATGCTGTGGCACAAGCCGGTGCCTATATCGCCACGACTGTTCTGGTGCCGGGTGTGTTGGCCTGGGCGGCTCGGCGCTGGAACATCAATGCCGAATGGAGTGGCACGATCCAGCAGGCTGCCGGAGCTGCCTATGCTGCGGCGGTTGCCAGTGGTCGACCTGTGACGGACCCTTCTGCCCGTGCGGCGGCCCTGTCGGCGGGGGTGGAGTATTTGCGCCAGCGTGCCAGACCGACGATGCTACATGCACAGGGCATCACAACGGAAGCCGCGGCCATGGCGGCGGTGGAGGCCGGTCTCGGTACTCTGCTGGCGCGTGATCCAACTGTTGGGGCAGTCAATGGCGGAGCCGCGCAACTCCATTGA